TTAATATTTTGTTTTGCAGGCGATGGCAAGATATATCAATGGCGACCTGATGCTGGTAGTGGCAGTCCAGATACGATAGCTACCGCAGTAACTAACGCACCAACTGGGTGTCAAGCAGTTATTGTCAGTAATGAAAGACATTTAATAGCTATAGGTTCTGGTGGTGATCCTCGTAAGATAGCCTGGTCTGATAGAGAGGATAATACTACTTGGACATCTTCTGCTAGAAATACTGCTGGTGATTTACAAATAGCTACAGGTGGTCAAGCAAATTACGCAGTCAAGTTTGGTAACGATATTATTATTTTTACCGATGTTGGTATAAACAAGCTGTACTACACAGGCAGTCCGTTTGTTTATGGCATACAAGATGCTGGAGTAAATTGTAAAGCAATCAGTCCAAGATCAATCATATCTTCTGGTGGGTTCTTATCGTGGATAAGTGAAAACTCTTTCTTTACTTACGATGGTAGAGTTAGAGAACTTAAATCAGATGTCCATGATTTTATCTTTGACAACTTACAACAAAACACTCAACAAGCTACCTTTGGCGCACACAACATCGACTACAACGAAATCTGGTGGTTTTTCCCAGTAGGAGATGTAGATCAACTAACGCCAAACAAATATATTATTTGGAATTACTTAGATAATGTTTGGTCTATTGGTTCATTAGATAGAGGTTGTTGGATAGATCAAGGTGTCTTTAGCAATCCAATAGCTTGTGATTCTAGTGGCTTTGTTTATGAACACGACAAAAGAGCTTTGTTTAATTCACCAGGATTAGGCACAAGAAAGCCTTTTTGTCTTACAGGCCCATTGGAAATAGGTAATGGCGATCGTGTTGCACAAGTAAATCAAATCTTACCTGATGAAGAAACTACAACTTTACCAGCAATAACTTTAAGTTTTACTGGTCGTTTTACACCATTAGGTGCAGATACAGACTTTGGTAGTTTTTCTTTCAATGCTGATGGTTATACCGATGCTAGATTTTCTGCTAGACAAGTGCAGATGAAAATAGAAGGCGATGTCACACAAGACTTTCAAGTTGGCAAGATTAGATTAGATGTGCAACCTAGAGGTCGTAGATGATAGATCCTGCTAGTAAAAGTCAATATATACAAAGAGTAGCTAATGCCAAAGTAAGTTTAACTACTACCAATGCAACTACTTTATTTACTGCACCATCTGGCTCAGATTTTGATTTTGCAGTTATTGAGTCTATTTTAGTTAATAACAACAATGCTGCATCAACTACTTTAAGTGTTACTTTGACTGATGCTAGTTCTAATGTTTTTAATATTTATGACGATTTTACTGTCGCAGGCAATACAACTGCTGAATTATTAAGTAGAGATTTAGTTTTACAAGCAGGTGAAATACTTAAATTAACTGCTAACGATGCTAATAGAATTATGGCAATAACCAGTTTAGTTGAATATGCAAAGGGTGATTAAAAAAGAAGATTGGGAACTACAATGGGATTATTGCAAGCAATTTATTGAGCCTGCTCTAAAACATCAAGATTCCTATACAATAGACGACATAGAAGATAAAATAAGACATGGATTTTTCCATTTATGGCCAGGTAAAGAATCGGCTTTTGTAACAGAAATTGTTCGTTTGCCACAGATAACTATTATGAATTTAATATTTTGTGGTGGCAAATACGAAGAATTAGAACAAATGCTGACTTCTATAGAAACATTTGCCAAAGCCATAGGTGTTAAAAGACTTTATGGCGGTGGTCGTAAAGGCTGGATTCGTAAGATTAAACATCTTGGTTTCCAAGAAGAAAATTTAATTTTTAAAGATTTATGAGTGCAACAAAAGGAAAAACAACACAAAGAGCAGCCGTACCAGATTATTTACAGGATCTTTATACAAAAGTATCTGAAACAGGTATGCAAGATTTAGATTTTACGCCATACACAGGTTCAATGGTTGCTGGTTTAACACCAGACCAACAAAGAGTTTTAGAAAGAACTAGGGGAATGTTTGACGAAAGTATGTCACTTGATCCTAGAGCTGGAATTAGTAATTTAATTGCACAAGGCTCACCAAATGTTCAATCAGCTTCTTTATTAGACAATCTTGCTAATTATCAAAGCAATTTAGAAGGAGCTGTAATAGATCCTTTTTTAGCAGATATAGATAGACGAAGGGATATATTAACAAATCGAGCGAAAGACCGAGCAATAAGAGCTGGTGCGTTTGGTGGTAGTCGTTCTGAAATTATAGAATCAGAAGCTACTAGACCGCTAGACGAAGCAACAGCAAGCACTATTGCTGGTCTAAGATTAAAAGGTTTTCAAGATGCAGCAAAACTTGCTGATGCAGATGCAAAACGTAGGCAACAAGCATTTTTGTTAGAGCCACAATTAGATTTAAAACAAATGGGATTACAAGCTAATTTGCTAACAGGTCAATTAGGAGATCAATATAGAAATCTAGGCTTGTTATCTAGTTTAGGACAACAACAACAAAGATTAGACCAAGCACAGTTAGCTGCTGATAGAGCAGAATTTGATAGAAGAATAAATGATCCATTTAGGCAATTACAATTTTTAGGTTCAGCAATTAACCCAATATCTCCTACAGTAATAGGTAGAGATAGTAGGTTTAAACAATATGGTTTTGATTTAGGAGATACAGAAGAAGCTGGCGCTGGTTTGACTGCTGCATCAGGTTTTCTTAAAGGTCTTTTTACATAAAGCTAAATAAATGAGTATTTTTAACGATCCCTTACAACAACAAGCGTTTAATTTATTAAACCCTACTTCTAGCACAAACAGTTTAAATTTGTTGCAGCAAGTAGATGCGATAAGAGAACAAAATGCATTAGATACATTAGCGCAACAACAAAGAGCGCAACAAGAATTAACAACACAAAAAAGAAATCCGAGAGAAGGTTTTGTAAATTTTTTAGACCTTTTAAGTGATGCTGGTTTAAGACTGCAAGGACAAGATCCTGCAACATTCAAAGCAGCTCAAGAAAAACTTTTGCTTGATGCAGAAAATGAAAGGTTAAAAGAAGAATACATAAGTAGTTTGCCACCAGAAACTCAAATGATGTTACGAGTTTATGGGCCAGAAGCAGCTTTTAAAGCTCAATATGGTACAGCCAAAGCAAAACCAACAAGTTATCAAGAGTATGAACTAACAGATGATACTCCTACTAGAGAAGAATATGTACAATTTTTAAAAAGCAAAAGAAGTTCAGTTTCCGATCCTTTAAGAACAATAACTATGGGGGGCAAAGTTATTAAAAATGTAAGAGATAGTGAATTAACGCCAGAAGTTATAAAAGAAATAAACGAATCTGGTCAAGTTGTTCAGCCATTAGGATTTACTGAAAAATTTGAAAGTAGTAAAGATGTAGATTTTTCACCAATTAAATCAAAATATTTAGCCACACAAAATATTATTATTAAAACATCAGAATTAGCAGAAAAATTTGCTACTGAGCCTAGTTCAGCTTTAGCAATTGGTAAAGCTACACAATTTGTTGATGGGATTATAAAAAATATTGATGCTGGCGGTGAAATATTATCTAAAGCAAAAGACACAAAAGTATATAAATATATACAAAATACAAGCACTTCGTTAGAAGGCAAAGATTTTACTAGCAAAATAGCAGATGCGTCAAAAGCATCTGGAGTAGCGGAATCTAGGATTAAAGATTTAGCCTATCTATTTGCTGCTGCAAGAGGACAAACTGGCAGAGGTTTGTCTGATAAAGATTACGAAAATGCACTTAAAATTGTAACTGGTGGTGTAGGAGCATCTGGAAGAATTGCTGTATTAGAAGATGTAGCAACAGGTTTAAGAGATGAATTTTACAGAGATATTAATTTTGATATTGATACAAGTGAAAACGAAGGTTATGTAAATAGATTAAAAGGATTACCGCTGTTACCAAGTTTTATAAATCCTTTTATACAAGTTCAACCGCAAACTGGTGGTTCTGATCCATTAGGCATTAGATAAAAAATGGCAATCACTATACAAGAAGTTAGGCAAAAATACCCTGAGTATAAAGATTTATCTGATAAACAATTAGCAGATTCTTTGCATCAAAAGTTTTATTCAGATATTCCTTTAAATAATTTTTATAACCAAATTGGTTTAAGTACATCTCAAACAGCACAGCCAGAAGATTTATCTGCACTTGATGTAGCTAAAGATGTTGGTGTAAGTGCTGCTTCTGGAACATACAAAGGCTTATCTTATATACCTGGCATAGCTGGAGATATAGAACAATTAGGAAATCAATTTCTACCAAAATTTTTAACAAGACCGATAGGCTCATTCTTTGATCCAAGCGTGTCTAAAGAACCTACTCAAGTACTCCCAACATCAAAACAAATTAGAGGATATGCAGAAACAGTAGTTCCTCAATTAAAATTTTTGGGAGAATATGAGCCAAAAACCACAATAGGTGGATATGCGCAAACAATACCAGAGTTTGCTGCTCCTGGTCTTTTGGGAAAAACAAAAACAGCAAGAAAATTTGGGCTTGGTTTAGGTGCTGGAACTGGTGCAACTTACGAAACTATAGAAAATTTAACTGGAAGTCCTTTAGCAGCAGTAGGCATTAGTTTGCCAGTTTCTATAGCTGCAAGTTATTTTTTTGGGCCTACAACCGCAGCAAAATTATCAGAAAAAGCATTTCAAAATGTGACTAAACAAGAAATAGATGAAGCTATAGCGTTAGAAACTATTGCAAAAACTGAAGATATAAAATTATTACCAGGAGAATTAGTAGAAGATAAACTTGTAAATCAATTAACTCAAGATGTTTTAAGGTCTGAAAAAGGCGCACCTTATATTTATGAAGCTGTAAAAGGCAGACCAAGACTGGCTGAAGAATTAGCAGAAAAACAAGCAAATAAAATTGCTGATATGCCAGAAAGTCAAAGGCAAGTTTTAAAATCAATACAAGAAACGGCTAAATCTTCTATTATAAAATCGCAAACTGAAAGAAGGGCAGCAGCTTATAACGCTGGCTATAAAGTTGCAAACGACCAAACAATAGACACAAGCCAAGCTCTTAACATTATTAATAACATCGACAATCTTATACAACAATCTGCACCAAATAGTGCTAATTTCAAAAAATTAAAACAAATTAGAAAAGAATTAGTTATAAAGAAAGGAAAAACTGAAACACCTGTTACTAATATAAATATTTTAGATGATGTTTTTAAAACTTATAGAGATGCAGTAAGAGATTCAAGAAAAAATGTGGCTACTGAAAAGAGATTTATACAAAAAGATTTATCAAGAAAACTTTTTAACAATGAAAAAACAGGTGCTTTGGATCTTTTAGTTGATACTTTAAATACTAATCCAAGTTATAAAAAAGCTAATGAAGTATTTGAAGAATTATCAAAAACATTGGTTAATGTTGTTAAAGATAATACTTCTGTTTTGGCAAGAGAAGGTCTTGATTTAACAGCTATAGAAAAATTTGTATTTAATCCAACAACAGCAAAACCTGATGACATAAATAAAACATTAAAAATTTTAAATGCAAGCAATCCTGAAGCAACAAAACAAATTGCTAATGTTTATTTTAGAAATGCAATTAACAACGCTTTTCCTTTGGTAAAAGAAGGAGAGGATTTAGCTCAGGGATTTAAACTTATACAAAAAATTGCTGGTGATAAAGGGAAAAGAAAAAATTTCATGGCAGTTTTAGACAATGTTGCAGATGCACATGGACTGCCAAGAGCAGAATTTAAAGTTGGTTTTGAAAATATGATTAATATTTTAGAAAGAACTGGAAGAATTAATAACATTAATAAACCTGGTTTTGATGTGCAAGGAATTGCAGCTAAAACTCTTGCTAAAGATTTGGCTATGATGAAAACATTTAATCCATTAGTTAGACTAGCTACAAAATATGGAGAATTAAAAACTGAAAGAGCTATGGATAATTTAGGAAGAATTATGACAAATGATAATGCTGTAGCTTCCTTAGTAGAACTTGGCAGAACAAATCCAAAATCAAAAGCAGCAATAAGAAGAGTTTTAAATATTATTAATTTTGTTTCACCAACAACAGAAAGATTTGATATTCAAACCCCAACTCCATTAATGGAACAAGCAGTAACGTCATTAAATGAAAATATGACAGAATAAAATGTCCAGAGCCACAGAAAGGATTGGTCGTCATGGAGAATACTATACAGCCAGCATCCTTTCGCTAGTATCAGACACAGTTTCTATCCTTCCTCATGGCTCACACGCTGACATAGTGTTTGAATTAAATGACATTATGTATAAATGCCAAGTCAAAACCAAATCCAAAAAAACTAAAGGCCATAACTATTGGAAGTTTGATTTAAGGCGTGGCTCACATACTAAAGAAAGATCCTACAAGGATGGTCAAATAGACATCTACGCACTCTACGCAAAACCTTATAACACGATTGTTTTTCTGCCTGTTAAACATACTACGCAAGTTGCTTCGTACATAATTCAAGATCAAGACATGAAAGACAACAACAGTCGAGATTCACTTTTCAACGCAATAAAGTCATTATCTAACTAATAATCACTAAACTACTTGCTTTATCACTTTACCTCGTTTAGTATTCTTTTACTAAAAAGGAGAAAACAATGAGAGAACCCAAAGACTTAATTATTTTATTATTGCTTGGCATTATCCTTGCGTTCGTTTGGAACTTAGAAATTCATTTGGTGTAGGAGAAGAAGATGAACACTTTAGAACTATTTGCTGGTTCAAGAAGTTTTAGTAAAGTTGCTGAAAAATTTGGACACAAAACTTTTACAACTGATATTGAGCCATTTGAAAAGATAGAT